GGTTGAGATAACAAATTCAATAGGATCGTTGATCGCAGTATCGAGCCCTTGGGTGATACCAGAATTTCTTAGCAACAGAAAAGCTGCGACTAGCTCTGCTACCTTTTCCTCATCAATCTCGCCACACAGGCCAATTGTCCGTAAATCTGGTGCAATATTTGTAATTGCCTCACCGACATCGCCGATCTCTTCGTCACCCTCTTCAATATCACCACTTGCATGCAATTGCATTACTGCTCCATTAGTCGTTTTTGGTATAATTAATTTTTAGTTGTTCTGTTAAATAGCGCATGGCTGTCTGCCAATCATGGTACTTAAGCGTTCTTTTGAACCTAACTGGGTAGTTGGAGACGACGTTTTTAATTGCCGCCCTCTTCCACGTGCTGAACGAGTGTTCTGCTAGGTTGGCCTGAATAATAATCTCATTTCGCCTGTCGGAAGACAAGGCAGTCTCCAATGACTGCTTATTCAACTCTTTCATATAGGAATAATCTTCCGCGGCTGAGCCAATAAGCATCAAACAATCAAGTTCGGCCTGCTTAAAGATTAAATAAGATCTGGATAGCGATGCTACCCTACCAATTATATCGGACACTATAAACCCAACCAAGAACCATATGGCACTTGTCATACTAACCTCTTTTTAAATTATGCTACAGTCTTAATGTAGCACTATTAGCGCTTTCTGTTAAGAAGTTTTGCAGCGACACGGCGTGTTACGCGCTCTAATAGGTCATCGGTGATGCCCTCTTGAAGCGGCAAGCCCGCTGAGGCGCCACCCATATGTGTGCGGGAAGCTTTAGCTGCGCCTCCGCCCATGTGGTGTTGACCTGCGCTAGACTGACGATTGTCATCCTTCTCAAAGTCTCGGTTAGAATTTGTTCCCTGACCAATAAGCTCATTTTCGTTGGCACCGGAAGGCATGTGCGTACCCTCAGCCATTGGGCCCGGGGGCGGGGGTCCGCCGGCTCCGCCGGAAAGTGCACGTACTAGAGCCATCAAGGGACCCATAGCCTCGGGGGGAATTGGTGGTAGGCCACCGCCTGCACCGGGAGGGCCGGGAGGCAACGGTCCTGGGCCTGCGCCCATAGGGGGTGCGCCCATAGGGGGTCCGCCTGCTCCGGGCGGGGGTCCGCCGGGGCCAGGGGGCATTCCCTGTTCAGAAAGAAGTCGTTGTAGCTGCGCTCTCACCCATCTCCGAGTTTCCAACATTGGCTCGTCATCTAGCCCAGCTTCTGGGCCGGCGTCGGCCATAGGTACTTCTAGCTCATCTCCTACTTCTTCGGGGCCGCCTAGGTCGCCTTCCACATCTTCGTCACTTTCAGCTGTTACAACAACTCCAGTGACTTGTGTAATGGTTTTCGCGATCTCGCCGACAAGCTCCTCTACAGTAGCCTCGTCAGCGGCGGAATCGCCTGCCATACCCATGTCGGCGCCCATATCTGGGCCGACGGGGTCGGCGCCTTCGTCTTCAAACCCCTCAGGGGCTCCCATCATATCCTCTTCCTGCTCGCTAATTATGCCGGCTGCTTGGCCGCGTCCAATATACCCAGCAGCGAGCGGCTGCTGATTCGCTAGCGTCATGAAGCGGCGAATTTGGGATTCGGATAAAAGTGTTTTTTTGCTCATCGAGTAAATCTCCTAGTAAGTGATGACTTGCTGAAATAAATAGTCCTTTAAAACTTAAAGGGCCGTAAATCAATCAAAAATGTTAATAATCTTTTTTTGTAGTTTCTTTAAAGCCGATTTTTCAATCTGCTGTATGCGGACAAAGGAGAGTTTTTCTCTTTCGGCCACTTCGCGTAATGTTAATGAACCGTGTTTATCTACAGTAATTAGTGTGCAATTTAAATCTTCCTCATATTCAACCCACATTCTGCAGCCTTTAACTGGGCACGAAGTGTCTAAACGAATACAGGCAGCTTGGCACGTCTCTTGTGTTTGCTTGTTTTCAGACATTATGGCTCCAAGCGTGATTGCTCAATTAAATCAAATATACTCTCAATATCATTCTCATCTAAGCCAAATTTCGAAATATTTGCCCTTGCCAATTGTTCCTCCTTTTCTAACAGGTGCCGCTTGCCGCGGCTTCGGTGACTATTGCTCTCTGCTCTATATTGAGAAAACCAGTTTAAAAAATCTTCGTGCTCATTTAAATAAGCCGCGATCACACCATTGAAGAACTGTACTTGCGACATGTCATCTCTGTGAAGCTTTATTTTAAACTCGGCCTTCAACTTCTCCTCGGTCATAAACACGACCTTTTGTTCGCTTGGCACTACACACCCCCTCGACGCATGATGTGCGTGCTGCTCTCTATTGCGCCTGACGGAGTTTGGCCAATAAACTTAGCCTTTGCATGCAACTCCCCAATATTGCGGGATCCGGAATATGAAAACCCGCTGCGAATTCCAGTCTCGATGCCCTCGATGACCATTGCAACAGGGCCCTTGTGTGGTACCATTGATGATATACCCTCAATAGATGACGTAGAGCCCCGCCATTCAATTTGAGCCTCCTTGCTAGCCATTCCTCGATAAGCCTTGAACGTGTTTCGCTCCTTATCGTAAATAATCCCACCGGGAGTTTCAGTTGTGCCAGCCAAAAGAGAGCCAACCATTGCAAAATCTGCGCCGGCTGCCAGAATCTTAACAATGTCGCCACTGTTTTTAATCCCCCCATCGGCAATTAGCTTTGCATCCCTATCTGTCTGCGAACAATCCATTACCGATTGTAGGGTAGATACACCGTGTCCCGTTTGAATACGGGTTGAACAGATGGACCCTCCTCCAATTCCAACACGTACGGAGTCGGCACCCCAGTCGGCCAAATCATTGAAACCCTGTAGGGTCGCAACGTTACCAGCCATGATGTGAAAGCTGTCGCCATACGCATCTCTAATACCCTTAAGGGCGGCTTCCATTAAAACGTGGTGACCATGAGCAATGTCAACACAAATAAGCTTAATGCCCATTTTGGCCGCCAACTTAATGCGCATCATATAATCGCCAGTAACGCCGACGGCTAGTCCCATATTACAGTTAGGTCTGGCCTCAAGAACCGATAGTGCCGTACTAGCCTGATCAGCAGGAGTGTTGTATCGATGCAGGATGCCTATGCACCCAACCTCATCTAGAGCTTTGAGCATGGCTGGGCCAGTGATCGTATCCATGGGACTAGCGATGACTGGTATCCGGAGCTTCGCATCTCCTATATTGTTGCCTATGTCGATCTCGCTCCTGCTTATAATTGTTGAATGTTGTGGCACCAGCAGCACATCGTCGCAGCTTAATCCATTCTTCATTTCTCAGCCCTCTCCTTTAGTTCTTTAATGGTGTTCTCAATAATTTTTTGGGCGCCGGTCCAGCAATCCGGACAATATAAATTAACAGTACCTTCGCTCTTTCGCACAACAACGTTCCAACTAGATACCATTTCTTTGTCAGTCTTGTCAAAGGAGCCTTGGCATGCCAGACACTTATCGGGCAACTTATCAAATAGCGCTATCTTTTCGGCCATATCTTTGTTGCCCTGCTTGCGCTCAAGTTTTGCTACTGCTCTACGCTGCTTACGATTCACGATCTCTCCATGGAGCAGGCGACGGGGGCGCCCCAGATGGGGCCGGCGCCCTCAAACACGACAACCGCCGAAGGAAATGGAGCAGAATTAGTGCTGTGACCAAACTTTAACCTACCTTTAATAAAATGAATCTCTTTCGCTTTCATCACATACTTGTGCCAGTACTTGGTATCAGTTCGTGCCGGGATCAGCATCACCACTCTGGTTGATTCATTCATAGATTCATTATACGCTTTCTCGATCCATTTGTCAATACCTTTTCCATAAGGAGGGTTAACAAATACTTTATGTCCTGACCAATCTTTTGACAGCCCATCTTCAGCTTCCGTATAGAAATTAGCACATTTGGTGTTGTGTACGGTGGCGCAGGGATCAAGGTCAAACGGGCCAAAACGCCAGTTGAGCTTATCAAAAAAATCTTGCGGGGTCGACCACTCTCCAGTTTTGCTAGAGAATAATACTTGTTGTGTTGCTTTGTTCATTATGCTTTTTTCCTTTTTTTGGCGCGGCGCGCCTTTCGTTTAGTAGAGTAGCAAGATCTACAGAGATATTCTAAACCATCAGGGTTTCTGCTGCTTTTGTTATAACTTGAAACATCTTTAGTTTCTAAACACTCTATACACTTCTTGTTGCTTTTAAAAGCGGTGAAAGTGCCGGCTTGGTTATAAAGTGGTTTGCCGTTGTAAATGTATTCGTGAATTAGCCTTTGTTCGTGAGCGCGTAGAATAGTTGAAGACGTGTCGCAGGGATACTCTTGTATAATCTCGTACACTATGGCGTCAGGGCCGTGTTTGTTGTATTCTTGTTGAAGTTCAATGTTTTTGTGTTCGTTCTTGGCCAATTCGCGCTTATGATCTGTAATTCTTGAAGTAAGGCCTGTTGTTTGGCCAATATAAGACCTTCCAGTGGTCTTGTTAAAGATGCGATATACAGCTGCGGGCGCGTTTCGCCAATTTCGTGCATGAAGTTCTGCAATATACTCTTTGTTCTGTTCCCTGTACTGCTTGTTGTACTCACTCACATGTTCTTTGTTTTTACGGTTCCACTCTTTTACTCGCTCTCGATGATATTCTATGTTCTTGTAATAATATTTCTTATACTTTTTGCTGTTGCAAGCCTTGCACTTATAGCTATAGCCATCACGGGTAGCCCTGTCCTTGCAGTACTCTGATGTTGGCATTGATTGCTTGCAACCAGTGCACTCTTTTATCCCATTAACAGCCGCAGGCATTATTCGCCCGTGCTTCCAAGGGCCCCATCACCTCTATCGCTGATTGTGATTGGATACCAATTATATAAATTGTCTTGGGTGGTCTCAACGGCCCTGAAATGTACGACAGGCACCATTACCACCTGTGCGATCTTAGTTCCGGGCAGGATGTGTTGCTCTTCGGCGCCGACGTTATGAAGGTTAATAAACACCTCGCCATCATAGCCGGAGTCGATGACACACGCTCCTACCAACAGCCCGCGCTTTGCAGCAACGCCCGAACGATTCTTTACCTCCAGCATATACCCGTGCGGTACACCAAACTTGAGGCCGGTTGGGAGAACCATGCTTTGCCCGGGTTTAATCGTAGCCATCATCTCGGATGGATCTTCTGGACTAAAGTATACGTCCAGGCCAGCATCGCTCGGGTTTGCCCTTGTTGGGGGTGTGGCGCTACCTCTTACTCTATAATATTCTAATAACATTATTTCTTCTTCTTCTTATTGTTTTTTGGCTTCACGTAGTCAGGGTGCCATACCTTAATTTTGAATCGTGAGCCTCCCGGGCCACAGCGACGGATCTTAACAAGCAGCTGCTCATCGTACCCAGAGCCCTGTCGATATGATTCCGCAAAGGCCATGGCTGCGGCGTATGTTTCAAGAATTTTAACTTGCTTCCACGCTTTGTTTTGTTTATTGTTTGTGTCCATTTGTTCTCCTTTGTTATCCCAATAGTTTGAAATTATACCTTAATGATCTAGTAGAGAATCCCCACTGCGGATCATAGTCGAGCCTCGCCATATAGGGGCGATTAATGTGAACGATGTCTCTATCTGGGCGTACGCCCCAGCACCTAATACTAACTGTCGTACTCGAATCGTCGATGACTTCCACGATCCAATAGTCCTTGCCGTTCTTTGTTTTGCGAGGTACAATTTTTCTAGGTATAAACCAAGCCACTTGAAGCTCTGAATCAAATTCCGAAATTGGCGGGATGTATCGCTCCTGCAGCTTCTCACGCGTACGTTCACTGATGCATAAGTCCAAAGGAAACAAGCCCGTGAGATCGACCAGATACTCAATCTTTTCTTCTTCGGAAAAGTCGCCTTCTGGCGTGTAAAGCTCAATATTCGCATCGAGATTCTTGAGCTTGCGTGGGCGGTCAACTGCGATAGCTGACCAAAAATGTTTCAAGCCTGTAAACCTTTCGTCGACGAGAGTATCAAGGGTGCCGCTGCGTACCAACACATCAAGGGCCTTTTTGTTTAGTTTACTATATGTTATGCCCTCGTTGAACAGGAAATCCTCAATTGCGTGAAAAGGTCTATTATTTACGATCTGCTCAATCGCAGTTGCACCCAAGCCCTTGATAGAAGTCAGCGGCTGAATCAGGGTTTTACCATCTTTGCTAATCTCCCACACGTTCCCGGAAGTGTTGATATCTAAAGAGCGTATCTGATACCCCATCCCCTTAGCCGTGTTGATTGCCCTTTCCTTTCGACGTTCCGGCTCTTTGTCAAGGAACGCAGCTAACCACTCTGGAGTATAGTGGTGGCAAAGCCATGCGCACTGGTAGCTCAAGACAGAATATGAGACTGCGTGCGACTTGTTGAACCCATAGCCAGAGAAATATTCAAAGGTATTCCACAGGTTTTGTGCGTCAGTCTTGTTGATGCTCTTATCGACGCAGCCGGCAATAAACTTGTCGTAGATCTTTCGCTTTTCTTGAGCACCTTTACCCGTCCCTTTCTTGGTCAACAGCTTTCTAAGCTTGTTGCCCTCATCGAGCGAAACGTTCTTACCTAGACGATGAGCCAAGATAGCAATTTGTTCTTGGAAGATAAGGAAGCCGTACGTGTCTTCGGTCACTTCGCGAACTATGGGGTGCATATACTTAATATACTGCGGGCCTTCCTTGGCTTCCACATACTGTTCATCTACGTCGGCGCTCAACGGGCCGGGCCTATATATTGAAGTGATCGCAGATAAGTCAATGATGCTTGTGGGCTTAGCCCTCTTACAAAACTCCTGCGCCCCTTTTTCTGTGAACTGGAATATGCCGGCCCACATGCCGGCGTGGAACACGCTCTTATACACAGCCTGATCATCGAAATCAATGACGTCGGGATGCAGGTGTTTGTCATAATATTCTCTAACATCTGAGTATGTTGGCTCCTCGATGCCATGGTGCCGACTCAAAATGTGCCGGATAGCACCGTCGATCATGCGTAGTGAAGCCAAGCCAAGAATATCAAATTTAATAAAGCCCATGGGTTCTAGATGTCGAACATTTTGCCCCTCGGACCACGGGGTCTGCCTAACGCCGCCCGAATTAATTAGCGGCATATGACGATCAAGGTTTTCACCAACCACTACCCCGCCGGCGTGGCGAGAGCATGAGCGGACCTGACCGTGCAGCACCTCAATATGATTGGCAACGTGTGGGTATGTCCTCAAAAACGACTGCAGGGTTGGGCTAAATTCCATGACCTCTTCAAACGTCGGGACATATACGCCAGCTTTGATACCGTGCTTCTTTTTTGCTGCCGGTGTTGCCTCAAAAAGCATCTTTCCCGTAACCTGATTGACTTCAGTAAACGGTATGCCATAGAATTTTGATATGTCCTTGATGAGCGAGCGTAACTTTAGTGTGTTCCAATTAGAGATGGGTACTACGGTATCGTCGCCCCACTCGCCAATAAGCAACTCCTTTAGCTCCATCGGCTCAGCTACGTCATAGTCGATGTCTGGATAATCCGACGCGTCTGCCCGAAGAAACCTAGAAAACAACAATCCATATTTGATCGGATCAATCTGGGTTATTCCGAGTGCGTACGCGACGAGAGAGCCGGCAGCGGATCCACGGCCCGGGCCGGTCAACATGTTGGAGACCGCGCGATCTGCAATTGCCTTCATTGTTAAGAAATATTTGCTAAACCCTCTATCGTCGATCACCTTCAGTTCGCTTCTGAGTCGGTCCAGATATCCAGAATGTTCAGAAAGCCCCATGTTATTCAAACCATCGACGCTCAGCTTCACTATCGCCTGAGTGGCGGTCATTCCTGCGGGAACTACGAAGTCGGGAAGTCTAACTGTATTGTCGGGTAGAAAGGCCTCAATGCGTTCGAAGGCGATGTGGTGGCTTTCCTTGATGCTGGATAAGACCTCGGCATCGTCATATTCGATGTCGATGGCTGATGAGTACTTCTTATAGCTCTCCCACATCTGATCGCCGTTCTTGGGGTAAAGCTCATATCCAATTTCGTCAACGCCGGGCGGCAACTCGCTCTCTTCTTCGGCCCAAGATGGCCGGCCTTTGCCTAACCAACCCAGTCTCTTGTAAAGCTCGCGATCTTTCCAAGCTTGTGGGTTAGGGTAATGGCTATCAGCAGTAGACACAAGTTTGATGTCATACTCTCTCGCAACCTCAATTATGCAGCTATTTAGATCATGCTGCTCCTTAATGTTGTTCCACTGTAGCTCGGCGTACCACCTATCGTTAAAAATCTCCTTCATTCTGCGGGATGTCTCTCGCATATCGGCAAGGACGCTGGTTCGATCATATCCAGTTCTGTTGCCCTCGTCATCATACAGTCCGTTTTCCCAATAGTTTCCGGCATATACTCCGCCAAGACAGGCAGATAGGGCGATGACACCTTCAGAATATTTGGACAAAAGCTCGTAATCAACCCTAGGATATCGATAGAAGTTTTCTGATTTATAACTTTCCGATATGAGGTTAAATAAGTTGTTAAGACCCTTTTGGTTTTGGGCTAAGAGCACAAGGTGGCGGCGCCGGTTCAGAATACTTTTGATGGCCTTCTTGCTGGCATCCTCATCCTCAACCGTGGCACCGGATTGACTAGACTTCCCGGCCGCTCTTGCAGCCTTTTTGTCCTCCATAACCTTTTCGTATTCCGCATGCCATTCTTTAATCGAGGGAATAAAATATGCCTCAACCCCAAAGATAGGCTTAAACTCTTTGCCAGCCGACATCATGTTTTTTGCATGCTGAACCTGATAGGCCAAGCCATTCATGTTGCCGTGATCAGTTAGCGCGAGAGCTGAGCAGCCATTCTCGTATGCAAAATCCATATGCACTTGCGGGTAACCAATTGCATCAAAGATTGATCCCGCAACAGAGTGTGCGTGTAGTCCTACAAATTTAATTTTAGAATCAGTCTGATTCATTGATGTGCTCCTGAATATCTATTACTTCTATAATATAACATACTTTTGTGGAAGATGCAAGTAAAAACTTAATCATCACCTGAGTTGTCAACTCCAATTGGATTAAGTTCATTGTATTTTAAAATCTTTTTATATGGTCGACTAAGGCTACGACCTTGGGGCGAGCCAAGAAGCTCGCAGTAGCTATCCCAATTATCTATACCATGGTACCAATCAACCTCAACTCTTTTTGTATCTTTGTCTATTATAGCATTTTCAAAAACTTTGTCAAGCGAAAAGTGACGGGCCGACCATCTTTCCTCAATTGGCAGCACCTCGCGGGTCAGGCCGTGCCCGGGTGGGCGCAAGCCTGTCGAAGACTTTCTCAAATTGTCCCTGATAGTCTTAAAGTCCTCACCGTCAAAGGTAAACCCTAGGTACAGACCACTTTTAATAGAATTGCCGTGAAAGGTTAAATAAAACTTATTTGCTGAGGATATGAATTTTCTTTGTTTCCTTAGGATCGTGTTATCATAAATACCATAAGGAAAGGAGACGTAGTACTTGTCCGGTATCAGCCACTTGCTCATCTTTCTACTAGTCCAGTACGCAGTGTTCGCGCCATACAGCGCGCTCCACCCTAAACAGTCACGTTTTGCCCGGTCGCTTGGGTGAATAGAGACATAATAAATGGGGATAACCTTCCTAGATTCAGAGTAGTGCTTGCTGTGTTTACGGTTAAACCAGACCGGATCTTGGATATACTCGCCCAATTCATATCTAATGAGCGGCTGCATTTCGTGATGGCAGACAATCCAAATAGTTTCGCAGCCGGCCCACGCACATTCCATCACCGCATGATGAATAGCTAAATAGCTTGGTGCAAGCGGCATCATCGAGTCATGCCATGGAAACTCATAGTCCAAAGGCTGGCCGGCGGTCGGAACGACGCCAGCCAAATGAAACGAATTAATGTTTTGGGCACCGGAATCCATATCTTATATCAAAAAGCCTAGCTTAAGCTCAATATCCTCGTCCGTGTTCTGTCTTTTATCAAAAATAATTGATTTTGTATCAGAATAATCTGGTCTACTAAGGTTTATTTTCTCTCTGTGTGCCGACTCAATCTTTAGGCTTCGATACTTTTGTGCACCAGTCTCAGGATCAATGCCATTCTTTGTTCCGTGAATACCAGCCGCCTTCATCATGTCAATGACCTTTAAGCGCACAAACGTTTCAGAATACTCAAGCTCATCAATCTGCTCTTCGCCTAAATAAGAGAAGGCTACCAAGTCCTTCTTGTCGTGTCGGCCGTCAATTCTTTCCGAGGGATAAAATTGAACTTTGTTGACAAAGTGTGAATCAGATTCAAGGATCTTGTGCTCATGGCACGTGCCGGCCCTTACATTGAACCAGTCCATTACCAAATAGCTGCTGCGGGTTAGTGTCGGCGCCTGTAAGCCATGTAGACCCATTTCGTCAAACACAATCGCCTTTTCAAAATTAATGCTTACTTGGCCAGCGTTAGCGGTTGACACTATCATGTTGTTCTCATCAATCTTAATGTATGCGGCGCCTGTGGGAACAGGCACCAGTCCATTTAAAGACAGCAAAAAAATCAATTTTTTAAACAACAGCTGCTTTGAGTGGCCGGCAGCGGTGCAATCGAACATGTGCGGGGGCTTACGTTTTAAAAAGATCAGCGGCAACCTGTTCTCGTAAGCACAGATAGCGGCATCCAAAGTAGCCCCAATCACCACACGTTCATAATTGTAGGCTGGCCGCAGCCTCATCCCAAGCGTTCAAGGGCGCCCAGAAGCGCTGATTCGCTTTTGAGGCCCACCATTGATTCAACAACCTTGCCGTCTTTAAAAATCAAGATAGTTGGAATGCTTGTAACGTTATATCGTGACGCAAGTTCTGCGCTTTCGTCAACGTTCACCTTGTAAACCTTTGCGTCCGGACCGATCCGCCGGGCAATATTTTCCATAATTGGAGCCTGTCGTTTACAAGGCCCACACCAGTCCGCATAAAAGTCGACGATGGCAGCACCATCACCAACATTCCTTTGAAAGTTCTCACTTAAAAGCTTTTTTACCATTTTTTCTCCTTTTTTCGTTAATGATAATATAGGCGACAACAGCAGAAAAGACTATTTCTCTCACTGTTCGACTTTTTAAAATCTTATTCGCCATTCTCTTGAACACTATTCTTCATCACTTATTAGTCCAAATACATAATTTTCTAGAATTACATGAAATACCTCGCCACTATGATCAATCTCTTCAATCATTGAGCGCTGAACAATCGCTGTCCCATAATCGGACAAGTTTAACTTAACGTCGTCCGCCCAGTCTAATATTTTAACAGAAGCATGTGCGGAAAGAACCGGTGCATAGTCATCTGGTAATAAGATGCCCAGTTGATTGCCTTGTGGCTCCTCGGGAGCGAGGGGCGGTTGAATTAATATATACCTGTTAACTGGAACAAAATCAGCCATTGTTTCTCCTTGTAGAAAATATTATTATACATTATATTAAAAGTTATTTAACCACATTTTGCATGGCCGCACTCTTTGCAGGAGGCGCAGCCATCAATATAAACCAGCCCTTCACTGTTGCAGGCCGGACATGTTTTATCAGACGCGGCTGTACCATCTTCGATATAGTTTTTCAAAACTCTAGATACACATTTAGCGAAAGAGAACATGTCACTATCGCGATCTTTTTGCATCTGTTCCACGACATACTGTGCTGGTGCGCCATGGCGTAGGCCTAATGATATCATTCTCGTAAACGCAGAATGGTTAGGATTATCAAAAACCTTTACAATGTCTTTAATAACAATCTCGTCGCCATCTTCGCCAAACTTCAAGTCATAAATTGAATTTATGGTTTTTCGGGATTTTTTGATAAGAGTGCCCTGTGTGTATTTCTTAGGGATCTCGATATAATTTGATAAACCGCCCATCACCTCATAAGGGCGCCCATCCAACAGGCCAACCAATATTGTCCATCTCTCGCCTTTAATCGTTGTGTGGTGAATTGTACAGTATAATTCCTCTGGGCGCTTAGGCGCTCGATTTTGTGGAAAGGAGGCGCTGTCAGCTTCAGAATTATCCTCGATTAAAACACCAGAGCGAGATCCGTCCACATAGACGGTAACGCCTTTGAGACCCCTCTTCCAAGCATTGAAATATAACTCTGCGACAACCGATGGTTCTGTCCCTTTAGGCAAATTGATGGTTGAGCTTATGGAATGATCGATGCTTTTTTGAATCGCTGCTTGAATGTCGACGCGGCGCAGCCAGTCAATCTGATCGCTCTCAGTAAAGAAATCCGGTAGATCTGCTGTACCGAACATCTCAACCCAGCGTGCAACATTGTGGTGTAAAACTTCATATTCAACCCACTTGTCACCAAGAGCGTCAACATAGTCCGCCTCACTGTCTTGTTCGTTGTGTGACAGTTTCCTACGTCTTATATACTTGTTGCGAAAAACCGGTTCTAGCCCAGAGCTTGTTTGTGACAAAATAGAAACAGAGCCCGTTGGTGCATTTGTTAGGATTGAAATATTCCTCCTGCCGACTTGCTGAATTAAAGCTTTAATATTTTGAGGTAACCGTTGAATATACTCGTTGTCTTTCTCCCGCGACCAGTCGAACGCCTCAAACGCTCCGCGCTCCTCCGATAGACGGGCACTTTCCATATATGACGCGTCGCGGATTGTCTGGTAGATATTTTCGATCTCAACTAAGGCGTGATCGGAATCATAAGCCATTCCAAGACAGGCAATAGCATCAGCCAGTCCGTGGGTGCCTAGGCCAGTGCGCCGGCCCAAAACAGCCTGTGTTCTAAGTTTTGTCCACAACTCCTTCTCGTCGTCAGTGTCACACACTTCAATAATCTTATTTAGTTTTTCGATTTCAAGTTCTACAAGATCATCGGAAAGTCGCATTGCCATGGCAGCAACTTCAGATAGTTTGCTGTAATCAAATTTTGCTTTCTTGGTAAATGGATTGCTCACAAAATTCTTAAGATTTATCGATATAAGCCTGCAAGAATCGTGTGCAGATAAGGGGATCTCCCCACATGGATTTGTCGTGACAGTTTTAAAGCCTGCGTGAGAATAACTTTCTGCCGGAAGATTGTTGATAATGTTGTCCCACATTAAAAGACCCGGCTCTGCAGTTTTGGTAGCGGATTCAACAATGGCGGCCCATAGTTTATTTGCATCCACTTCGCTGGTAAACGTTGGATTGTCGGATTCGACAGGAAACTGTAGTGTAAACTTTTCATTATTTTCTACGGCGTGCATGAAGCTGTCGCTTATTTTAACAGAAACGTTGGCACCGGTAACTTTTGTAAGATCGTGCTTCATCGTCACAAATTTCTCGATATCTGGGTGCCTGACATCCAGCGTGATCATTAGTGCACCGCGTCGACCATTTTGGCCAATCATGCGACACACATATGAATAAAAATCTGCAAAGCTCCAGGCGCCCGTGGTGGTGCCTGCTGAATTGTTTACCTGTGCGCCTTCCGGCCGTAAACCACTAAGATCAAGGCCAACACCGCAGCGACGCTTAAATAAATTAGCCAAATGTTTTCCAGAGTCCACAATTGAAGATATGTTATCGTCTGGGGATTGAACCACCACACAATTTGATAAGGATACGTTGACATAATTATTTCCTATTCCCATCATAGGCGAACCTTGGGGTACAATATATTTAAAATTTTTCAAGTATTCATAGATCGTATCGTACGAGAGTGCGCGCTCACTGTTAAATTTTTCTTCTATTCTAGCGAACTCTTTTGACAACCGCTTATGCATATCGTCTGGGGTCTTTTCGACAAACCCGCCGGCGTTATTTTTTAAAGCGTATTTAGTCATCCATACGTTTGTGGCCAACTCGTCGCCATCAAAATATTTTAAAGTCGCCTTTCTTACCTTATCTTTTTTAAACATTAATTTTTCCTACCTTGATTCGTTTCTAAATTTTTTATACTTTTCCTTAAGCAAGTCAGATTGCTCTTTTGCAGTTGTCGCGGCGACAGAACTAATTGTTTCACCCGTATTTGGAAGCACCTTAATTTTGACACAGGAGGTGTCCATATCAACTGGATATATAACTCCGTCGACGCCAAAACGATTTTTGGCAACAAAAATTCTACCAGTGTTGTT